CTTATTGGGTACATCAATCGAAGATTCGTTATTTGAAACGAATTTGGATGACATTACATCATTTCTAGAGAGAGAAATCACTGTTTTACTTAAAAACTACGAACCAAGAATAAGACTAACTAGTGTTATTGTTGAATCTTTAGTTGATTCATACGAATTACAGATAAGAATTGAGTATGATATTACAGGATTACCGTTTCCGTCACAAAATATCGAATTTTTACTACAACCGACTAGAATATAATGTCATTTACACAGTTTACTAACCTAGATTTTAATACCTTAAGGGAACAAATCAAAGATTATTTGAGAGCAAACTCAAGTTTTTCTGATTTTGACTTTGAAGGATCCAACTTTTCGATCTTAATTGACACTCTTGCATATAATTCCTACATAACATCCTATAATACGAACATGGCTGTCAATGAATCTTTCATTGATAGTGCAACTCTACGTGAAAATGTCGTATCATTAGCAAGGAATATTGGTTATGTCCCAAGATCTACAAAATCAGCAGTTGCAAAAGTCAATTTTAATGTTAATGTATCATCAGTTAATGCAAAACAAGTCAAATTGAACGCAGGTCTAGTTGCATTAGGTGCAGTTGAGGGTGGAAATTATACATTTTCGATACCAGAGGATATTACAGTTACTCCAAACAGTAGTGGAATTGCAAATTTTAATGATATTTCAATTTATGAGGGAAATTATCTAACTAAAACTTTTGTTGTAGATGGTTCACAAACAAATGAAAGATATATTTTACCAAATACTAACGTAGATACATCTTCTATTCGTGTATCTGTCCTTGAAAGGGAAGATGATGTTACTACTGAATTTCAATATAATCTCTATACTAATATATTTGAAGTTAATAATAATTCGAGATTATTCTTAGTTCAAGAAATTGATGACGAGAAATATCAAATTATGTTTGGTGATAATGTTTTAGGTCGAAAACCAAAAAATGGATCTGAGATTACAGTCAGTTATATTGTAACAAGTGGGAAAGAAGGTAATGATGCTGCCAATTTTAACTTTGCAGGAAGACTCACATACCCATCTGGTGGTTTAGATGTTGATATTAGTAGTGGTATATCCCTTATAACGACCACTCAGTCCTCTGAAAACGGAGATTCGATAGAATCTATAGACAATATCAAATATCTTGCTCCAAGAGTCTATGCATCTCAGTATAGAGCAGTTACACCTAATGATTATAAGAGTTTGATACCGTTTTTATACCCAAATATTGACTCTGTAAGTGCTTATGGAGGTGAAGAACTAGATCCACCTCAGTTTGGAAAGGTTTTCATTACAGTTAAACCAAAAAATGGTGAATTTTTGTCAGCAGTGGCAAAAGATTCAATTAAAAATGATCTGAAGAAGTATACAGTGGCTGGAATCAAGCAAGAATTCTTAGATTTGAAGTATTTGTACGTTGAATTTGACTCAACTGTGTCTTATGACTCAGGATTTATCGCTGATAAGTTAAATTTACAATCAAGAATACTTTCTGCAATTCAAACTTATGCTGAATCAGCAGATATTAACTCTTTTGGTGGAAGATTAAAGTATAGTAAGTTACTTTCTCAAATTGATAAAGTTGATACTGGAATAACTTCAAATATTACAACTCTTGTAATTAGAAGAAATTTAATTCCATCTTACAATACGCTTGCAACTTATGAAATTTGCTATGGAAACAAGTTTCATGCAGATTTGGAGGGATTTAATGTTCGTTCTTCTGCATTTAAGATTGAAGGAGTTGATGGAGATGTTTATTTGACAGATTTTCCAAATGATGACCAAGTTTCAGGTACTATTAAGTTATTCACAATTAATGGTGGTATAGTCACATTTGTCAATAACAGTGCGGGTAGCATAGATTACATAAAAGGTGAAATACTATTGTTTCCAATTACCATTTCATCATCAACTATATCAAATCGAGTCGAAATTGAAGTTACACCAGAGTCTAATGATATAATCGCAAAAGAGAACCTTTATATTGTGCTAGATACTACAGGAAATAGTAAATTAAATCTATTAGAAGACGTTCTTGTTTCTGGATCTAATGTATCAGGAACAAATTATACACCACCATCTAGTTTTATTAGCAACAAAAAATATACAAGATAACAGATGTCTGATAAAAAAGTAAAAATTTCAAATATTCTTGGTAGTCAAATACCAGATTTCATACAAGTGGATAATCCACTTTTTATGGAGTTCTTAACTCAATATTATGAATCTGAGGAACGTGAATATGGAAGCACGTATATATCTGATCATATTCCATCTTTTAAGAAAATAGAGACTGTTTCTGATATTACATTAGTTGAAAAACAAACGGTTAATGCACCAAATAGTGCATCTCCAACATCACCAGTTGTTTTATCTTCTATTTTGTACGCATATGACGATACTGTTTATGTAAATCAAACTACTGGATTTCCAGATAAATATGGATTACTAAAAATTGATAATGAAATTATCACATACACTGGAAAAACTTCAAATTCGTTTACTGGATGTGTTCGAGGGTTTAGTGGGATAACTGAAATTGAAACTACTGGAAATCCTGAATTTTTGACTTTTAGTGATACGAATGCTGCATTACATGCTCGAAATTCATCAGTAGTAAATTTAAGTTTTATTTTTGTTACTGAATTTTATAAAAAATTTAGGTATAACTTCTTACCTGGCATAGAAGGGAGAAGTTTATCTTATGGTTTAAATGTAGAAAACATATTATCAAGAGCAAGAGATTTTTACAGTTCAAAAGGAACTGATACTTCATTACAAATACTTTTTCAAGTTTTATATGGAGAGCAAGTTGAAATTATTAAACCTTTTGACCAAACAATCATGCCATCAGAGGCAGAGTGGGATGTAACTGATGATATTGTAGTAGAAGTTATTTCTGGTAATCCTTTAAATCTAATTGGTGTTAAAATATATCAAAATTCATTCGTTAATCCAACTGCTAGTGGTGCAGTATCAAATGTCGTAACAAAATTCTTAGGTAATAAAAAATATTATCAAATATCATTTTCTAAGGGAACAATAGAGGATAAATTTAATGTTTCAACAAAAACAAGGGTAGTTGGGACTGCACTGACTACAGAAGTTTTGTCAGTTGACTCTACAATTGGATTTGGGGAGACAGGTAATTTTTATTATCTCAATACAGACAATATTTACACTTTAGCAGAGTATACATCTAAATCCAGTAATCAATTTTTTGGATGTACTGGTATTTCTAGACTCCTAACAGAGTCAGATCCAATTATAGATTCAAATTTTGTTTATGGTTATGAAAATAATGATTTAACTAAAATTTGTCATATGAGAATAACTGGATCTATCTCTGGTGCTTCTGATAACGTTAGTAATACCAAATATTTTGATTTAGATGATTCTATTCGAGTTAAGCACTTAGGTGAAAAGTATGATGTATCTGATAAAAAATTTAATACATGGTTTTATAATAATATTTCATACATTGATGTTCAACAACACGATGGAACAACAACTTTTCAAACATTAACTGAACATTTCTTAAAAATTGGAGATAAAGTAGATATTATCTTTAAAGACACTGGCAGCACAATTGTAAGAGATGCGATTGTTGATGATGTGTATACTCCTACTAGATTTTTAATTACAGGAGGAGTTTCCTTAAGTAATATTGTATTTGGTGATTATATAATTAAGAAAAAAATAAATTATGCATCATCTAATTTTGGAATAACATCTCTCCTTTCAAATATACAAAATTCATTTTCTGATACTGATAAAAATACTTATGTTGCTTTTTCTGGATATCCATCATTTGATACTCAAACAACAAATAGATCAAAAACAGTTGCTTCCTCTGGAATTAGCACAAATACAAGTACAATTAGTATTAATAATCATGGATTTATAAATGGTGAAAGGATTTACCTTTCAATTTCATCTGATTCTGGGATAAGTGGTAGCACAAGCGGATATTTTTATGTAAATGTAATTAATGATGACAGTTTTAAATTAGCATTAAATCCATCAAATCTTTATAGAAATATTTTTGAAGAAATTAAATATAATGGTGTGGGGACTGGCACACATACCGTAACACCTGCAAGTTTGTATGATGGAGAAAAATTAGTTAATCAAAATAGTTTCAAGAGAATATACAAAACTCCACAAGTAACAAAAAATAATTCAAATATAACAGGGCCAATTGGACTTTCATTAAATGGTGTAGAGTATCACTCTCCAATTTCTGATGATTCAGTATATTATGGACAGATTGATAATATTGAAGTTTTAAATTCTGGAAAAGATTACAACGTAGCAAACCCACCTACAATATCAATCACAGATGACTCTGGAAGCGGTTGTGAGGCGTATGCAAACTTTTCAGGTAGTTTATCAGAGATTATTGTAAATGAGGGTGGATTTAATTATTCTGAAGTTCCTTCTGTAAGAATAACAGGTGGAAATGGAACAGGTGCAGTATGTGAAGCAAAAATGCGAGCATTTACTCATAGTAAAACGTTTACTGAATTTGATTTAAATTTGACAGATGATACGTTTGTAGGTGAGCATAGATTTGTAGATGGAGAGGAAGTTACATATATTACCACAGGAACTCCAATAGGGATTAATACCGCAGTTAATGTTGGATTTAATACTGATAGGTTAACACCAGGAAGTAATTATTTTATTTCAAAAATAGATAATAATTCTTTTAAATTGGCAATTACTGAAAATAGAGCACTTACTAAAACTAAATTATTAGAACTTATTGATAATGGAACTAGAAGTCATACCTTTAGATCCAACAAGAAAAGACAAATAATTGATAGAATTGTAATTAAAGAACCTGGTTCAACATACTCAAATCACAGAGTTTTAGTCTCATCAGAACAGTATCCTCCTACGAACAAAAGAGATTTATTTAAAACATTTGTTGGTATAAACACATTCAATAATTACATCTATGCTAAAAACCATAGTTTTAGTGATGGAGATGTTATTGAATATTCTTCAAGTAATACTGAAATTGATGGATTAAGTTCGAGTGCAGTATATAAAATTACAGTGATTAATAGTGATAAGTTTAAACTAAGTAATGCAGGAACCGCAACAACCATATCTAGCGTAAATTATGATAGAAAAATATATGTTAATTTAAAAAACACTGGAGTTGGAACCCATACATTCAAATATCCAGATATTGAAGTCAAGATTGATGGTAAAGTTTCTATCGGTTCAACCACCGTAATACCAAACTATTATAAGTCATCATCAAAAGCAATAGTAAAAGGTGGATTAAAAAGCATTTTTGTTAAAAATGGTGGAGTTGGTTATGGAGTTACTAATATTGTAAATTACCTTCGTAGACCAAACATTAAATTACTTACAGGTAGAGATGCTTTTATAGTGCCACTTATTTCAGAAGGAAAAATAACTGATGTTGATATTCTAAATTCTGGATCTGAATATACTACACCACCAGAACTTGAAGTGGTAGGAGTTGGTGGTACCTCTGGAACAATAGGTGAATTTGCTAAATTAGAATCTGTTGTTTCTAATGGTAAGATAATAGATGTTAATATAATTTCTGGTGGAACAGGATATGATCCTAATGATACAATTATTAAAATAACACCAGCTGGTTCTGAATCAATTATTGGATCTAAAATTCATGAATGGAAAGTAAACTCAGTAGAAAGATATAAACATGTATTAACTGAAGATAATTCGGAATTAGTTCAAGTAAGAGCAATATCA